ACCGGAGCCCAGCCTCAGCTTGGCCTGGAGATGATGGACCAGAAGCGCCAGCTGATTAACGACATCTTCCTGGTGACGCTGTTCCAGATTCTGGTGCAGAACCCCAACATGACCGCTACAGAGGCCATGTTGCGAGCGCAGGAGAAGGGGCAGCTACTCGCTCCGACGATGGGCCGCATCATGTCTGAGCAACTCGGGCCAATGATTGAACGCGAGATTGATATCTGTGGGCGAATGGGCCTTTTTCCTGACCCGCCCCAACAACTTGTTGATGCAGGCATGGAGTTCGACATCGACTACAAATCCCCGCTGGTACGTATGCAGCGCGCGGATGAGGGCAGCGGTATCGCGCAGACGCTCCAGATTGCCACCTCGATTGCTCAGTTTGATCCGTCAGTGCTTCAACTGTTCAACACCGGCGACATCCTGCGAGAGTTCGCAGATATCAACGGCATGCCGCGCTCGCTTGTGAAAGACCCCGACGAAGAGGCGCAGATGAAAGCAGAGCAGGCGCAGCAGGCTCAACTGAACAACCTGATTCAGGCAGCGCCAAACATCGCCACAGCCGCTGATAAGCTCGCTTCCGCTGACCAGAAATTCAATACCCCGCTTCCCGCACCTCAGTAAGAGATAACGCATGGCATCCATTAAAGAACGCTTGTTTGCGCACAGGCGCGACCGGCTATTGCTGCGCGCTTACCGGTCAGTGTTTGGCGAAAACGGAAAGCGAACAAAAGAGCAGGAGCTGGTCATCGCCGACCTGGTGAACTTCAGCAAGCTGCTGGCGAGCTCAGTGGCTGTTTCCAAAGCAACCGGCACCGTCGACCCGCTGGCAACAATGCTTGCTGAGGGCAGGCGCGAGGTTGCGCACCGAATCATTAACTACACAACGCTGGATGAAGGCCAGTTGCTGGCAGCCATCCACAGGCTCAACGAGGAGCTGAAGAACGATGTTTAAGCTATCTGACTACTTCAACGTTAAACGCGATCTGGCAGAAGGTGCCGCAGCTCCTGGTGGTGAACCAGCACCGGCAGCATCAGCGCCAGCTGCTGAACCTGCGCCTTCACTTCTTGGCGGGCAACCAACCCCTGAGGCACCCGCTGCGCCAGAGCCATTCCTCGCTGCGTTACCAGAAGAAGGTGATGCAGATGGCTGGGCTCAGGTATACGCCAAGCTAGGTCGCCCTGAAAGCGCCGACGGTTACGAGCTCAGTGTGCCGGAAGGTGATGATGGCGAATTCCTGAAAACTACCTCTCAGTGGATGCACAAGGCCGGGCTGAATAAGCAGCAAGCCCAGGCGCTGGCTACTGAGTGGAATTCTTTCCAGGCGCAGTTTGCCGAGCAACAGCGGGCCGCTGTGCAGAAGCAACTGGAATCTGATATCGCCGCAGTCAAGCAAGAGTGGGGCGCAGATTTCGACGCCAAGAAGGCCGTGATGGCGCAGGCCGTCAACACTTTCGCCCCGCCAGAGTTCATAGAGATGCTGGATAAGTCCGGTCTCATCAACAGTCCCGTCATAGCAAAGATGTTCCTGAAGATCGGTGAGGCCATCGGCGAGGACAGGTCAATTGCCACACCACGAAACGCCGCAGCAAGCGGTGAGTTGTCACTCGCTCAGCGCCTTTGGCCTGACATGAAATAACAGAAATTATTGGAGATTTACTGAATGACTACATTATCAGGAAAGTACACTTTGCTCGACGTGGCAAAGAGTTTCGATCCAGACGGAAGCGCCGCATCAGTCGCTGAACTGCTGAACCAGTCCAACGAAATGCTGCTCGACATGCCGTGGTACGAAGGCAACCTGCCTACCGGCCACCGCATCACTACCCGCACCGGCCTGCCGGATGTCGTGTTCCGTAAAATTAACGGCGGCGTTCCTCCGAGCAAGGCATCGACTGCACAGATCGACGAATCATGCGGCATCCTCGAAGCCCGCTGCGAAATCGATAAAGACCTGGCGATGCTCAACGGGAACACTGCTTCTTTCCGCCTGCTGCAGGCCACTGCGTTCATCGAAGCCATGAACCAGAAGATGCAGAACCAGGTGCTTTACGGTGACGTCAACTCCACTCCGGAAGCTTTCACCGGCCTCGGCCCGCGCTTCGGCGCCATTGCTTCTGGCGGCGCTAACAAGGCTAACATCATCGATGCAGGCGGCACCGGCTCAAACCTGACCTCTATCTGGCTGGTTGGCTGGGGCCCGAACACCATCCACGGCATTTATCCGAAAGGCTCTGAAGCTGGCCTGAAGCATAACGACCTGGAAGAAGGCGATGCTTTCGATGCCAACGGTAACCGCTACCGCGCCTATATGGACCAATACCAGTGGAAGTGCGGTATTGCGCTGCACGACTGGCGCTACGTTGTTCGCATCGCAAACATCGACGTAACTGCGCTGACTAAAAACGCCGCCTCCGGCGCCGACATCATCGACCTGATGACCCAGGCTACTGAGAAAATCCAAAGTCTTAGCGGTGTAAACCCTGTGTTTTACGGCAACCGCACCATTGGCTCTTTCCTGCGCCGTCAGACAGTAAACAAAGTAGCATCAGGCACCCTGAGCTACGACGAAGTGGGCGGTCGTCCAGCCACTATCTTCAGCGGTATCCCTTACCGCCGCGTGGACGCGCTGAACACCACCGAAGCCCGCATCGTATAAGGAGCGAATAATGTACGTTGATAAGCAACTCGAATTCTCTGACGGCCAGGCAGTCACGGCTACCGCAATCTCCACTAACGTCGTCGACCTGAACCCGGCGTTTAACTACAACACTGGCGTCGATATCGGCACCGGCGAAGACGTTTACCTGGTGCTTCAGGTTGACGCGGCGGCTACCGCTGCTGGCGCGGCCACTGTGCAGATCACCCTGGAATCGTCCGCTGCAGCTGGCCTTACCAGCTCAACGGTTCACTTCACCAGTCCGACTTACCAACTGACCGATCTGACCGCGAACAAAACGCTGACCGCCGTTAAGCTGCCTTCCGGCACTTATCTGCGTTACCTTGGCGTGCGTTACACAGTAGGCACCGGCCCGCTGACCGCTGGTTCGTTCTCTGCGTTCATCACGAAAGATGTGTCGATGTGGCGCGCGTACAACCGCAACTATGTCGCTTGATAGTTGACGCAATATAACAGGGGCTTCGGCCCCTTTTTATTTTGGTGAGATATGGCTACCAGAATCGAAATCATCAACAGAGCATTAACGAAACTCGGAAGTGATCGCCTGATGAGCGAGGCTGACGATAACGCCGCATCTCGCGCAATTGAAGCTGTTTACAACGGGCTCCTGGATTCGCTTCTAAGAACATATCGATGGTCGTTTGCCATTAAGCGTCAGCAGCTTGCTCGATTAACTGAGGCGCCAGTTTTTGGCTACCAGTTTGCCTATCAACTGCCATCCGATTGCATCCGTATTGACGCCGTTTCAGACGCCGCTCACCTCGACTGGTGCGATCACGAGTGGTCAAGCTACAAACTTCCCACGCCTCGATACCAGATTGAGGGCAGGAAAATCCTCACGGACATGGACTCTGTTTTTATCCGCTACGGCTCACGGATGACTGACCCGACTGAATACGACGAAGCGTTTACTGAGGCGCTTGCCTGCAAACTGGCTGCAGAAATCTGTGAAGCCATAACGCAGTCATCCACCAAGAAGCAGGCCGCCCTGCAGGACTACGACCAGGCAATCAAAAACGCGAGATCAGCCAGCGCCATTGAGCGCCCCGCAATATCTCAGCAAGACACGTCATGGTACACATCGAGGTTATAAATGCCATCCACTTCACCCGCCATCAACAGCTTTAATGCCGGTGAGTTTTCCCCGTTGATGATGGGGCAGACTGATTTCCAGAAATGGAAGAACGGCTGCAAGAAGATGCTTAATTTCATCCCCCGCTCTCAGGGTCCAGCCGAGCGCCGAGGAGGTACGTATTTTGTCAGTGAAGTGAAAGACTCAGCAAACAGAGTATGGCTGGCAAAGTTCGAGTATAACACCACACAGGCCTTTATCCTTGAGTTTGGACCTGGATACATCCGGTTTTACTCAAACCATGGCGTAGCTATGTCTGGCGGCGCACCTCTGGAAATAGCTTCACCATATACATCCGCTGACCTGACTAATGATGATGGCGGGTTTGGGCTAAGTATGGTGCAGAGCGCGGATGTTATTTACATCTGCTCGCACACCGGCGATAAGCCGCCTTATAAGCTATCGCGCCTTAGCAATACGAACTGGACTATAGCCCCCTTCGATATCTCCGCCGCCATGGGTCCATTTGCTGATGTAAACCCGGATCGCAGCGTTGTTGTGTACACTGACCAGTTCAGAATCTGGTCATCAGACGGAGCCACAAGGCCTGATGGCACGCCGACTACGACGAGTCTTTGCACAATCACGGCCAACAGCCCTATCTTCAATTCCGCACAAGTAGGGTCTTTATTTTACATTGAGTCCAGCACTGATGCCGTTGGTTCTGATGTGACAGGTTTCAACGGCTACATCCCTGCGTGGCAGGCTGGCAGGACGCAAACTTACGACGTAGGCCGCTTCTGTCGAAGTGATGGGAAATACTATGAGGATATGGCTGGCAACTCGTCAGGAACCGTTCAGCCAACCTGGACAGCTGGCGCTCACCGGGACGGGGACTCATCTATTCTCTGGCGTTACTCTAACGGAGGGTGGGGCGTTATTGAGATAACGTCCGTATCCAGTTCGACAACGGCTGTAGGAAAGATACGCTCTGAGCTTCCACCGAGCGTCCGTGGAACGATAGGTAAAACCTCAAAGTGGGCATTCGGAGACTGGTCAGCTGACCGTGGATATCCGACGAATGTCTGCTTCTACAAATCCCGGCTATGCTTCTCGGCCCGCCAAAAGCTGTGGTTTTCTGTCGCGTCAGACTATGAAAACTTCACCCCAATGTCGAACATGTTTGAAGTTCAGGCTGACGACTCGATCAACGTCCAGATTGAGGCAGACGCCACGAATGCAGTCCAGTGGATGGCCGCAAGCTCATCGCTCCTGATAGGGACTGCAAGCAGCGAGTTTTCGTGTTCACCTTCGACTACTACCAGTGCGTTTGGGCCTGACAATATCCAGATTGTGCAGGAGTCTAAATACGGCTCCAAAGGCATCAATGCCATCATCGTAGGCAATACCGTCCTGTTTGTTCAGCGCGCCGGTCGAAAGGTTCGCGCAGTGACAGCTGATTATCAGAGCGGGACCTACGATTCCGTAGACCTGTCTGTTATTGCAGAACATATCACCGCTACCGGTATCAGCGACTTCGCCTGGCAACAGGAGCCTGACTGCGTGGTTTGGGTGGCGCTTAAAAACGGCCAGTTGGTTGGATTGACCTATAACGCCGAGCAACAGGTGATAGCCTGGCATCAGCATGATGTCGGTGGCTTTGTTGAATCAGTAGCATCCATTCCTGACCCTGATGGAGACCGTGATGACCTGTGGCTTGTCGTGCGGCGCACCATTAACGGCGTCACTAGGAGATACGTTGAATACATGCACTCAGCATGGGATGCCAAAACAGAGTCTCTGAATCAGGCGTTTTACGTTGACTGTGGTTTGTCATACAGCGGTGCCGAGACCACAACGCTGTCAGGCCTGAATCACCTGGAAGGCCAGACTGTATCGATTCTCACTGATGGTGCGCTTTTTACGGAA